ACGTAAAGAATTAAAAGGAATAATTTTTGAATTAGCTAAAGCATTTGGTCCTATGTTAACCGCATCTTTATCGATTTGTAGATAATAAACTGCTACTTCATCTCCAGCTTTTAATTTTCTTCCATTAATATCATCTCCAAATTTTATTTCATATCTTTTATTTTCATTAAATCTTATCTGGAAAATGTTATCATTTGAACCATATAAAAAAGTTTCTGGAACTCTTTCAAATTCTTCCCAAACGCCAGTATCTTTTCTTTTTACAAAAACATAAATATTAAAATGATCAATGTATATTGAATCAATTAAAGAAAGATATAAAATTTCATTTTCAATTCCTATTGCATAATATGTTGGATATTCTTGAAAATTTCCTTGATGTAAAAGATAGTTATTTGTAATTTCATCGATCAATTCTTCTCCGCTTGTAGATTTATAAAATTGAATATTTCTATTGAAAGAAAAATTAGTTCCGCCAACTTCTAAATAGCTAAATCTTGGTATAACATAATTTTGAATTGGGAGCAAAGAACTTGCTGTTACTTTATATGGTACGCTTTGACCTAATCTTCCAACTGGATTATAATTTAAAATTTTTACTAATCTATTCATATTCTCATAAATTTGAGATTCTGAATAAAGAGTTTCTGAAGATGTTTTATTTAAGTAGTAAAGAAGTGTACTAAAACTGTAACTTAAAATGTCTAAAAACGCAGACATGTTTGATCCTTGATAGTTTTGATCTGTAAAAACTTTCCCTTGGTCTAATCTGGAAATAATCAAATCTCTAAGACTTGTTGCATCAAAAGTTATGTATGAGTTTTTATCAGTTAAAAGTTCGTTTTCCATTGTAATAATTATCTTAAACTAAGATTTCTCCTCCACGTTTAGCAAACATAAGCAATATACTTTGCTTTTTTATTTCCAAAAAGCGATATGCAATAGAAATACGATATGTGTTATCGTCTGGGTAGGGATCAACTTTTACCTTTGTAACTTCTATTCTTGGTTCTAGAGTTTGTACAGATTCTAATATTTCTTGGCCGATTGCTCTTCCATAAATTTCGTTTACGGGTTCAAACAAATATTGTTCTAATGATGATCCAAAGGTTGGATTTAAAATTTTTTGTCCTTTTCTTGTAGTGAAAATGTTTCTAATTGAATTCTGAATTGCTTGAATATCATAATCAACTACAATATCGTTTGATTCCACTGTTGAAATACCTAAACCAATACTTTCGTTTAATTTCAAATCTAAATGTAAATCAGTATAAACAGGCAAATTAACCTGTACAACATCAGAAACTTGAGTCTTTGGAGAATTGACTTGTTTTGGTCTTACTAGGTTGTTTAAATCGATTGTTGCCACAGCAGAAATACTTATAGTTAAAAATTGAAATCTTTTACTGTTTTGCGTATGTTTGGAAGTAAATATTAGAGAATATGTCTAAGTTTACAAAATTTGATACCTTATTAGAAACAGCTTTTTCCCATTACTCCAATGGAGGATTCAGAGAAGGATCTCCTGTAAAAGTTAAAAAAGAATTCTTGAAAAGTCCATACTGCCAAGAACATTATGGTAGAGACACGGATTTTATCAACTGGCTAACGGATTTAATTGAAAGAGATTATTTCTTTTTTATCAAAAGAGTTGCTGCTGCTGGATCAGAACAAAATATTAAAGATGCCAACAGTAATGAAGGAACAGGAAAGGTTTATTTGGTTCTTAAAATGGATCCAAGAACAGTATCAACACCTACAGAATTGGCTGAATTTACGATTCCAGGTAATTGGGACTATGTTGAGGTATTAAACTTTGGTGTAAATCTTCCACCAGTTCAAGGTGTTCCAAATAACTACGAACAACCAATTGGTGACCAAAAACCACAGCCTGTTCAAATTAACATCAGTCTTGGTAATCAACCAACAGACAATTCGCTCCCTACAAAAAACGTTAAAATTTAAGGTTTGGGAAATTCGTCCTTAACAGTTTTAATAGCTGTGTAAAAATGAGAGTTTTTATCTAAAGATCCTTGATCTATAGAGTGCCAAAGCATATCCAATTGTTCTTCTAATTTTGGATATTTTTCTCTCCTGATGTTTTTATATTCTTGCTTTGAAGCAAGTTCACCTGCTCTTTTTAAGAGTTCTTCGTTATTGATTGGTGCTATTTCAGGTTTAAGCCAAACAATTTTTTTACCTATAATAGATAATTGTGCTTCTGGGTCAAATTCTCTTGCTGCTTCAAAAATATACTGAGGATTCATGGTATATTATATACCAACGGCCATTACTGTTACAATAGGAAAATCTCGTTTTGTTAGAGAATTATGCGATGTAGTTATTCTACAACTTTGTATTGATGGGTTTTCTCCTGTAAATCCGATAGTAGCATTAAAATTTCCATCGTCGTTTGCATCATCTTTAACTCCACACACTGAAACTGCATAATGAGGATTTGTGAAAGTTCCAGAACTCCAAAAAATTCTAAAAGTACCAGGGCCGATTCTAACCAATCTATCAACATTATAAGCACCTTCTCTTACGCAAAGTGGTGTATATGTTATACCTGATGCTGTTGCGTTTCCAGTTACTGATTGATTAAATTGAGCATTACCACCCCTCATTCTGAATGTTGCAACGCCACCGTTTACGGCAGTAAATACGCAACGTGTTGCAGAAGAACTTCCTGAAACATTTACTCCACCCAAAGTACCAGTTGCTCCTCCAATAGTTGGAAAACAAAATTCCATACCAATGATATAAGAACTATGAGCACCCGCTTGCGTCCAAGTACCTAAATTTGATCCTGCGGTCACTGCCATTGTCTGTCCAGTGGGAAGAATTGTATTTGGAAAAGTTGGATCTGAAAAATATGAGCACCATGCTTTTAATAATGATGGTCCTCCGTTATTAATAGTTCCATTTACTGTTAAATCACCAGTAATAGTTCCACCACTTCTATTAAGTTTTGTATCAGCCAATGCTTGAACATTTAAAGCTGTTTGTGAAAGCATTGCACCATTGGAAAATTTAATACACGGTAAAAGAGCAACATTTCTTGGTCTTGTTTCATCGTCGCCATCTAATGCATTTACTACATCTATTTCATAACCGCTACCAGGCGTATCTACTCCGTTTGCAGTAAGATTTTCTCCTACTCTTGTTACCCTGACGAACCCTGCTAAATGGGGTGCATTAGCACCTGTATTAAAATTGTTAGTACTTGCATCTGGTTGAGCTAAACGCTGGGTATGATCAAACTTTTTAGGTCTTGCTGTTGCATAATCTTCAAAAGAACCAAAAACTCTATTTGGATCTACGTTTCTACCTTGATCCCAACCTCTTATAAATTCTCCTCTTAAATCTGGAATTCTAAATTGTGTTGCCGATTCTGATCCTATGTTGTGTAATGTTCCTATTGCAGCAAAAAGATCCGCATATACAGTTCTATCTAAAATAGAACCATTCGCAATTAGATAACCTGTTGGTGCTGTATTTCCTGCATAATAAATTACAGTTCCAATTGGGTTGGAATCTAAAGCATCGGAAGCCAGCTTATCTCTTGTTACTGTAGATGCTGCCAATTTACTTCCATTAATAGTATTTTCTGCTATATTGGCATTTAAAACTGTTAATGGTGCCAGAGATTTATTTGTAATTTTTGTTAAAGACATATATTTTATTTATTTTAAGTTTTTAAAATATTAGGGATTGTAGAACCTATTGTATCTAAATTATCGATCAACAAAGTTTTTGTTACATCTCTTAATTCTTGTTTTTTATTAGCAATTTCTTGAATGTTTTGTTGATTACCAGTTTCTAAAGCTTTCATAAATTCAATATCTAATTTTTCTAAAATTGGTTTTCTCATTTCTCTCCATTTATTTTTTTGAATTTCTTTTGCCCATTCATAATTTATTACTGCCTGTCCATCACGATATTCATAACAATCTAAAAATTCTGTGATAATTTCTAAGTTTTCTACAATTGTATAAGGTGTATTTTCTGGTACAGATTTTCTTACTATATCCTCTATTGTACTTTCTGTAACCAATATAGCCATAATTGCTAATTTATTATTTTCTTGTGGATAAATTACAGTTTTCATATTAGTAGTCTTGATCAAATGTAATTAAATACAAATGTGAGGGATCCAATGGAGCAGTACCTGCTGAATTATAATTTGCTAAGTCAACATAATTTTTTGTTGAAAGTCCTGTTTTATTTCCAAATGTTGCAGGATTACTAGATGTACCATAATCAACCACTGTCCAAGGACCATTTCCATCATGTCTATTAGCAGAACCCACACTTACTACATACCAATCATTAATCATAGGTGTAATAAAAGTAACTCTGAAGCGACCTGTAGAAGATCTAGCGACAGACAGTATATTGAAAGAATTTCTAATCCCAAATGTTTGGCGTATAAAACCTGCTGTTGTTCCGTCACCGTTTTTAGCTGGCATCGTTGTTGTTGCTGGACCACCCAATGCTTTAAAAAATGCAAATATTCCATTAATACTTGTAATCTGAATTCCCTTTGACCAATCTATTCCTCCATATTGAGTATTATTTCCATTAATATTAAGATACCAAATAATTCCTATATCTCTATCATCCCAGTTACTATTCCAAGTAATTCTACCTGTGTCTAGTCCAGCAACAATTTGATCAATTGATGTTGAACCTGGTGCGGTTTGCCCTGTAGAAAAATTTGCAAAATGCCAAGGACTCCAATTTAAAAATGATTTTGCTGTTGTTGGGCAATTATTAATTGGATTGTTTTTAACATCAATTGTTCCATTCATGTTAATTCTTATCTTTTCAAACGATCCAAAAGTTGCAGTAGGATCTGTTCTTTGAAAGTTTCCTGTATTAGCATTTAAATGAATAGAAATTCCACCTGTATCTCCATTTATAGTACAAACATTATTTGAACCAAAACTAGCACTTGGATTTGTTATCCAATTTGTTCCATTAAAATAAGAAGAACCTAAAGTAAAAAATCTATAACCATCTGTGTTTGACCATATGTTTGAGAGATAACCTGGCTGGTTTTGACCCCCAGATCTCAAACCAAATCCAATTACACCATTAACATCTAATTTATTTTGTGGGGAAATTATTCCACCAATTCCAATATCCCCAGAAGATGTTATACAAAGTCTATTTGTTCCAGAACCCATAGCACCCGTCCAAATATTAAAAGTGTTCGATGGTGTTTCTTTTGTAAAAGAAAAACCTGTGCTATTATTTGCTCCCATTAAAATAGCAGCATAATTTGAATAGTTTAAATGGAGATTAGTTGCTGGACTTGAATGTCCTAAAGCAACATTTCCTAAAGAATTCCAAAATGGAGCACCTGTGCTTAATTTGTCTGTGGTGACGTTTCCTGCTACAATTTTAGCAGAAGTAACAGATCCATCACCTGGAACATTTGTGGCATAAGTAAACGGAGAGTTTCTAGAAACAACAACAACTCTAGCACCACTATCTGGAGCAGATGTAAATGTTAAAACGGAATTGTTAACAGTATAATCATCTCCTGGTTCTTGAATAGCACCATCTAAACTAACGATTAAATTGCTTGGGTTTGTACTTCCAAGAGCAATTTGACCTGTTAGATTGAAAACCGTTTGAGAACCATTTCCAGTAAATGTATTTTTACTTGGATCTACAGGGATATTATCAGATAAAAGTCTATTAAGAGTAACTGGCATTTAGAATATTTACCCATATGAAATTATATTCTTAACTAAAACTTTTCTGTAAATTTATCAAACAACAGAAGAAATTAATTTCATGATCCATGACAAAATTATCCCTATACATGAATTCTCCCAGATCCAATAAAAGCATTTTCTTTTTCTCTTCTGATATTTTTAAATCATATACCAGTTCAAACATTTCCTTAAACAATGATTGATAGTTTGAATCAAATGTTTTTTCTTGTTCAATTACTTTTTTGCGAATATTGATAGCATCGTTTTTTTGTAAAAGATCATTTAAAATGATTTGAGCAATATTTTTGGCATCATTAGTTTCTTTTATGGAAAGTTTTTTAGATGTTGAAAATTTTTGTAAGTCGTTGATTATCCTTCTCATATCAGGATAATTGTTTTCAATGTACTTGATCAGTTTAATTTTTTGGTTTTGCTCTACTTCAATATTTTCGCTTTTTAAAATAAAAACACAACGATTGACAACATCTTCCAACTTCGGTTTTATACAAAACAATAAGCATCTAGATTGGATTGGTTCGATGAGGCGATTGATATAATTAGAAGTAAGAATAAACCGAGTTGTGTCGGCATATTCTTCCATAACATTTCTTAAAATTCTCTGGGCTTCTGGAGTAGTTCCACAAAACTCATCCAAAATGATTACTTTCTTTTTACCATCAAAAGACCTAGTTTGAGAAAAAGATATTACTTTATTACGAATCGTATCTACACCATTTTCATCTGATGCATTGATATAAAGATACTGGCACTTTAAAACATCATTGACTAGTACTTTGGCTATGGTAGTCTTACCTGTCCCTGCGTTGCCATATAGAAGCAAATGTGGGGTATCGTCGTTAATGTTTAAGAAAAAATCACGATTATCATCTGATAAAACAATATCATCGATCTTTTTGGGTGCGTATTTTTGTACCCATAAATCTTGGTAGCTATTCATTTCTATCTAGTATAGATCTTTTTAGTCAAAAGTAAAGTATCTTGTTAAAACCATTTTCTTTATAGAGTATTGTCTTAAGTATAGTAAGTATTGGAAACAACGTCAATTATGAATAATGACAATGAAATCGATTCAATAATCGAAGAATTGAAAGCAGATGCGGTTCCAAAAGAAGTTAAAATTGTAAAGCACGAATCTGTAGAAAATATCACCGATGAAAATGTAGGTGATTATGTTTATAAAAAATCAGCCGAATTGGTAGAATCTACACTTGGAGCAGTACAATCATTAAAAGATAATGTTTTAACTGGTAGTGATCCAAAAGAAATAGCAGCACTCTCGCAACTTATTAATTCTGCCACAAAAGCTTTGGACCAACTCAATAAAATAAATTTACAACATAAACAAGATAAAACCAACAAAGAGCTTAAAAAAATGGAAATTGAAGCAAATAGCAAACTTCCTAAACTCCCACAACAAACCAATGTATTGATTGCCACTAGAGACGAAATCTTGTCTCAATTGTTTGATAAATCTCCTACAAAAAAAGCCATTAAAGATGAAGTAATTGACGCTGATTACGAGCGTCTTGAATGAATGCTGAAGATATACAATCAATATTATTTTTCATACTTTTTTGTTTGATAATGGCTTTTTTAATAAAAGCAAATGTTTCAAAATAAGTATATCATATGAATTTTGATAAAAAAGTAAAAGAAATTTTGAATGAAACACCTTGGATTAAATTCAATACAAACACAGAATTAGCAGGTTTTGATTTTGAAGCAGAAGACTACGACGATTCAACTTATGATCAATTCATAATGAATGCTAAAGAATATTATAGCAATTCTGATGACGATAAAAAACAACAATTTAAAATTGAAATTAAACACCAAGTAGGAAACAAGTTATTTTTAAATCCATTAAAACATAAATTTCCAAATAATTTTGGATCTTTAAATGATCAAGCAATTATCAATAAGCTCATACAAGATATTACTCGATAATTTTTTTTATTATTTTTAAATAAAAAACCCAACCACCTTTCGATGGTTGGGTTTTTTTGTGGGCGATCTTTACAATTACAGATAGAGACGGCCATTGTCTTGAGCGACATTGGCTGTTCCAAGACCTGATACGATGATTGTATGGTAGTACAGATTAGCACCGAAGATATGATCGACAACACCGTAACGTGTCATAAGACCTACGCGAGGAGCGAAGTCATTAGGACCAACAGTGCGTTGAATCATAACTGGGATGTAAGGGCAGTATACGATACCTGTGTCATAGTATTCAGTTCCTTTGTAACCTAACAGAGCGTACTCCAGTGCATTTTGCCTTTGACCAGCAAGATATTGAGCATCTGTACGAGTATCACGGTAGATAGTGAATCTTCCGCCAAGTGTACCAACTTTGGCAATGCCTGTTGGTTGTGTATTGACGTTGCCATTCACTGGCATCCATTGAAACTCTGGCAACATTTCAAGAATTGCACACACGCGAGGTGTGGCAATGATGAAGTTTGCGCTTCCTCTACGGTTGCGGATTGCGATGCGATTTGCCTCAACAATTACCTTACTATAGAAGTCGCGGTTGCGCTCTCCAAGCCAACGTGCATCGGCTGAAGCTGCGTACCAGAAGCTATATCCGTTAGGGCTACCTGCGTTAAGACATACTTGAACCATTCTCATTACCATTTCACGGTCGATTTCGGCCTGAATTTCATAGCTCATGGCGTTTGTTAATTCAGAATCGATATCTAATCCGTTCATGTTTTTCAAGTCTTGTTCGAGTTCAACACTCCAGCGAGCGGCGAGGCGGCGTGTGCCAGCTTCGACTGCTGTTTTGCTGAATTCTACTGTGACTTGAGGAATGTTTCCTGTTAACTCGAAATCTTTCAGGATTGCGGCTACACCACGATCTGATTGGGCAACGCTGAAATCAGCGTTTCCACTTAAGAATGTTGAGCTTGTTCCTGTGAATCGAGTATCCAAGTAATTATAGCCAAGTTCTGCGTTGTTCATGACACTACGGTCTACACCGCCAGGACCATACTGTGATGCTCCTGGTGTTGCAATTCCGTCTGGGCCATTACCCGCAAGACTGTCTTGTTCATATCTATAACGCAATGCAAAGGCCAATCCGACTGGACCACTCATTGGCTGGACACCGACGATCTCGTTTGTGATAAGCTCTGGGAAAGTACGACGAACCATTGGGATAAGAATCTTAGGTAAGCGACTATCGTTTGCAGCATATCTATCTCCTGATGTTACAACCCCGTTTGATGGTGAATAAAGAGCCGTTCCTGGAGTGCCGAAGACACCACCAGCAGCGGATGTGTTTGTTTCTTCAATACACCAGCGTTCTTGGTTTTCCATGAGGATAGCTGTTGTTAAACGGGCATGTTCGTCTTCGATTGGTGCAACCTTATCGGATGTGTAATCGAGAACTGGTGCCCACTTTTCAACAAGCTGTTGTGCGCGAGAACGATCAATATAGCCTGTGGCTGGATTAACGTTTTTCATATTGTTCTCCTTTGGATAGAATACAGAATTAAGTAGATTATTTTCTACTTAATTCACTCAGATATTCGCTAACAAGAGGACTTACTTCCTCATTAGATGGGGCAACTGATTCAGTTACTACTTTACTTGGAAGAACTTTAGCATCACGGCTTACAGCCTTTTGCTTTGCTTCTTCAGCAAGTTCGGTAGAAGCTTCTTCTTCGCCACGCTCGAACATCTCAACAACATAATTAAAGTTCTCTTGAACATAAGAACTGTCTTTGTCGTTCAATAATTTAATAATAAAATCTTTTTTAGTAGATGGCATTCCTTTTGTTTTTTCTTCCAAAACAGAATGTGTTTCTGCTAATTTTATTTTTTCTGAAAGCACTTCATTTTCTTTATATGCTTCATTAAGTTTTTGACTGAGTTCATCAATCTTTTCTTTACCTTCATTGATGGAACTTTTAATTGATCCATCGATAAATTCTTTATCAACACCAACCATTTCACGGATGGCATTTAATTTTTTACGAGCATATGTATTAGCAACTGCTTCGTCTAATTGAGTTTGTGGGATTATTTTATCGAGATAAATATCCAAATAGTTACTCAATTCATTAATAACTTTTTCTGAAAACTCGCTGGCTTTTTCATTTAAAGCCTTGCGATAATATGATGCGATTTGCTCCAATTTTTCAGTATGATTTTCTGTGATAGCATCGACAACCTTTTCAAGCTTTTCGGTATGATCTGTGTCAATGGCTTCCAAAAGTTTTTGGAGTTTTGAAGCATGGTCTTCGTCAAGTTTAGAAACTGCACTTTCAACTTCTAATTTTGTTCTTGATTCAACTTTTTCGTTTACTGCTGTTTCAAATGCTTCTGCGATAGCACTTGCTGCTTCTTCGGAGAGAACTGATTTGTCCAATTTTTCTAAGATCGCTTTTATGTTCATATTATTCTATAATATAACTTATCTTTTATTAGATACGTTTTTTGATTTTTTTTCTTTTGCTGCTTTAGTAGCAGATGTATGAATTTTGCCTTTTATTTTGGCTTCAACAATATTCTCTAAATCTTTATGAGCTTGTGCATATTGTTTTTCACAAAGATTAGTCAAAAATTTGGAAAGAAACTTGCGAAGAGTTGATGAACTTTCTTCGGAAACTTCTTTTTTAGAAGATTTACCATTTTTAAGGGAAGCTTTAGTCTTGGCCCCTTTTTTATTTTCCGTTTTTGATTTTTTATTAGACTGCATAGTGATATATAATATTTATCTTTATATTAAACCATTATTATAATGTTTTTAATGCATTGATAAATTCGATGATACATTCTTTCAAGTATTCTTTTTTACCATGCGATGGAAGATTAGAAATACTTCTTTCAAGTTTTTCATAAAATGGTTCGAACTCACCATTATCGGCAAGAACCCATTTTTTAGATTCTAAGATACCATTAACAAAAGCTGTAGGAACAGATGGGTCTGCAACAACATCTATAGCTACTAAACGAAAATCTGAAACATGACCAATGCCATGTTTTTCATCAACTCTTCCAAGTGCTCTTGATGAAACGCCTAATTTAACACCATCAAGCATTAATGAACGAACAACTTGTCCCATAGGAGTTGATAATACTTTTGATTTACCAATAAAAATGTCACCGTCTTGTTTTAATTCGGTAACCATGTGACATGCTCTTTCCAAATTAACTTCTGGTGCTGTTGGGTGGTTTAATTCTCCAGTAGCACGATTGTTTCTAATCATTTCGTCTGTATAGCGATTAACTTCTTTAACCATTTCTTCCAAAGGATAAACACGATTGTTGCGATTTGGTTTGTTAGCCATTAACATTGGTCCATTGAACCACATGTTTGATGGGGAATTTCTATTTTGCTCTTCAACCAAATATTTTAATTCATAACTTGGGGATTCGACTAATAGATTATAAACTTGACTCATATTGTTCTGATTATTACTTACTCTTACTTTATTCAATTTAAATGTTTTTCATTTAAAATAATAAAAGTATAACCTTTTGATTTACACCATTCTTGTGCAGCTTTCCATTTAGCACTGTTGACTGCAAATTGATATCTTTCGTATATTATTGTTTTTTGTTTTTTGTTTGGAGACTCAGTTGGTGGTTTTGTTTGTTTTTCTGGTTTTACTTCAATCAATAATTTTTTAATGCTTCCATCTTTTGATTTTAATTTAGCAACCAAATCTACAAAATATCTATGCATTTTTCCATCAGCAGGGGACACATAAGGAACAACCACAGATTCTGATGACCAAGATAAAACGTTTGGATTATTATCCAAATAACGAAAAGCTTTAAGTTCCATCATAGACCTATAAACAGGCGTTGAACCAATATACTTTTGAGGATTTTTGGGTTTATAAATTCCTTGGACGAAATTTTGATTTTTTTTACCTAATTTTTTATTCATTAATTAGCCGATAAAAAATCTTGTTGGAGATCTATCGACAAGATCGGACATAATTTCTTTTTCCAATTCGTCTTTTTCTTTTTCGCCTTGTCGTAATAAATCGGCAGCATTTACTTGTTGACCACCAAAAAGATTGGTACCACTATATTTTCCACGAACATGACCGATAGTAATTTTAGACAAAGCTAAAGAATATCTATAAACCCAAAGCTGAGAAACTAAATGTTTTATGGGTTTTTGTATTTTGCAACCAATCAATCCATAATAAACTAGATTTTGGTTTGGTTCAGGGATTATTTTTAAAATTTGTGTGTCTGGATCAAATCTTAAATAAGGAGTCATACCCAAAAGTTTTTCTCTTGTATCTAACCAAGTTTTTAATGAGTGCCAAGTAACTAAATCGTAGCCAACATTACCTAAAAGATGACCAAAATAAGCTTGTTGGGCAATAGTATGTTCAATTGTAAAAAGTGTATTAACACCAGAATTATTTCCTTCTGCAAAAGAAAAAACATCTATTATTCTGCGATAGTTATCTAAATCTTCATCCCATCCTCCACTTAAAGAATCGGACATGGTATTATACATTTCAGGAGAAACATTAAAAAGTTTATCTACTTGAAGTCCTATTCCTTTTTGATATAAATCTGAACGAAATATAAGATATTCTTCAGTTTCTCCAGCAAACTTCGTAAAGTATTCTACTGCAATATCTATAATTTCATACATTTGTTCACTGCTTATTTCAACTTCAACTAAAGGTTCTCCTAAAGTACGACGAATTCTTTGTGCTAAGTGATTATAACTTTTAATTTTAGAATTAAATGTAGTACTTCCGTGAAATTGATTTGGTAGAACAGGGTTCATTTTATATATTTACTAGAATAACATTCTAAAAACCACTTAAATATTAATAAGTAATTGTGAATATTTTTCATGGACAGATTTTTTTTATTTGCTAAACCAAAAATTACAGACGTAGATCCTTATACTATTGTCGTGATGAACCCTCTTTTAACAGCGGTTCAAAATAAAAATATTTTAATAAAAGGTAAAAATTTTTATAACATTCGAGCAGCTTATCTTAAAACAAACAATTCGCTCATGTTCGAAGAAACAACGATTTGGAACCCATTTTCTTCTGTTAAAAACCTCTCTGCTGCTAATCCTGCATTCCTTGGTATAAAAATACCCTTTTATATTTATAAAGAAAATTATTTGGCTTTTAGTCTTCCAGAACTTCCAAAAATAGATGGTTTTTTTGATGTTGTTATAGAAAATGAAGCAGGTTATGGTCTTTTAAGTAGAGATAGTCGCCTTCCTTTTGTAAGTGCATATCCAAATGCTATCGACATCCAATTGCCTTGTGTTTCTGGTATTCAGGCTATTGATATACTTGATTATATGGTTAATTTTGGATTGGTTGCATCACAAGATAACAGTATAATACTAGATTCTTATAGTGATGAACAACTACAAGTTCAATATTTGACTTAAAATTAAGTAATTGAACCGTAAACAGGAATAAATCCTAAACTACTCCCATTGATATCAAATATTTCTATTTTTCTGGAAAGTGTTCCAAGTGTTCCAGCTACAGAAACAGTATTTCCTATACCAAGAGAACCTGCGAATAATCTACCAGATACATTTCCACCACTTAATGGCAAAAATCCATTATTTACATATTGATATGTTGTGTATGTTCCGCTATTTCCAGCATATGATGTATATGAATTTGTCCAATTAGCACTATTAGAGTTTACTACAGTAGTAGTGTTTATGTTTGCGGCACTATATGTTTGAGCTACCGTATATGATTGACTCCATAATGGACTATTATTAGAAATTAAAGTATTGTTTTGATTTATTTGAGAACTATTCGAATTGACATATGTTCTTACTTCTAAATTTAAAGAACTGTTAGTTGATGTGAATGAATATAAATCATTTAATGATGCGCTATTACTAAAAACAAAACTGTTAACTTGTAATAAATTAGAGCTATTAGATATAATAAAATTAGTTACTTCTGTTTGATCTTCTTCTTGTGCGCTAGACTGATTTACATATGAATACACAGATTCCCATTTTCCAGATGTTTGATTAATGGTTGTATTTAAATTTAAAAACATTGAACTGTTTGTGTTAACAAAAGTTCTTGATTCTAAATCTAAAGAACTATTAGAATTAACATAAGAATAAACAGAATATGGTGCTATTAATGTATCATTAATTTCTATTTTTGTATAATACAAAGAAGGAACAAAGTTTCCAGAAACCGTTGACTCCAAAACAACTGCATCAACATATCTTCTAGATACTAATTCATCTGATGCAAATGCACCCGTAAGGGTTTGTGTAGTATATAAAGAACCTAAAAGAGTAGCACCTGTTTTTAATACAATATTTGAACTAATTGTTTCTAATAACGATGTGCTGCTATTATTTTTTGCACTATTTGATACAAAATAATTGTATGAATTATTCCACTGTGAACTATTGTTTGTTTCATCAAAAAATAATCTATTTGTAGATACATTTCCGTTTATTGTTAATGAAACATTAGGGTTTTTAGTTTTAATACCAACGTTTCCGTTACCATCACCTTTAATATAAATTCTTTCATTATTTTCAATTGGACTTCCTGTAAAAAAACAAATATCTTTATCAGAACCTGTAGATCCAATCAATAAATGTTTATTTTCTGAAAGAATATAATTATTATTTTTTCCGTTATTAATATTAAATGAAATATTGTTGTAATTAATTCCTAAACTTCCTATTCTAAAATTTTCACCTGTTAAAGAATTTTGAAAACTAATTTCTGTTAATGCGTTTGTGTTTTCATTATTATTTTTAATTAAAACTTTTGAGTTTAAATTTCTATTATCTTCAATTAATAAAAGAATATTTTCAACAAATAATCCGCTTGGATTAATGTTTAAAGATTGTAAAATCATGTTTGATGAATTTAAATTAACCCAAGAGGTAGCTCTTTTTGTTGATAAATGTTCTTCGGTTAAAATATATTCATCATTAACAAAATCTGATAAAGCACTTAAAGATAATTTAGATGTAATATATTCATTATAAATATTTTTACTATCTAATATTGTATACGCTGCTGCGTCTAATATTTCTGAAGAATTTGGTAAAGTGTGAATATAGGTATTAGCCATATAAGTTTAGAATACTTATTCAATGCAGAACAAAAAACATTGATTCATTAGAATTCTGTATAAATATAACATATCTATGGCAGATTATTTTCCAACTAATAACCAAAAACCAGACACAGGTAGAAGTTTTGTAGCATCGATTTTATCAAAATTGCCTTATGTTCAAGATGTTGTAGATGCTGATGCAAATAATTCTAAATACGAGCTTTTTGAAAGATTATCAAAAAGAAAAGAATTTAGGTTGATGCAACAGTCCGTTATTACGGGACCAATGATGAAAAGTGAATTTGGGGATTATCATAATCCAAATTCTTTTGTGTCTGATCATGCTTATCACAAATATATCTATGCACAAGTCGATACTGATAAAATTAGAAGATTGGCAGAGTATAGAAGAATGGGTGCTTATGCAGAAGTTGGAGATTGTTTAGATGAAATTTGCGATGAATTTATAAATCGTGATGATGAAGGAAAAGTAATCAAAATAAAGTTTTCTAGTTTTTCAAAATTAGATAGTGAGCAACGATCTGAAATAGAAAAAGAATTTTATAAATTTATAAATGTTTATGATTTTGAAAATAAAGGTTGGGGTTATTGTCGCCAACTTCTAGTTGAAGGAGAAGTATTTTTTGAAAATATTATACATGAAGCCAAGAAAGAATTGGGTATTATCGGTGTTTTGAACATTGCCAGTGAATTAGTAAATCCTGTTTATGATAATATTCAAAATAATGTAATTGAAAATTTTATTTTTCAAAAACCAATTAGTTTACAACAAAACCCACAAGCACCTTTATCACCACCAAACACACAACCAACACCAGCAAATTCTTTACAACAACAGCTTGTCACATTCCAAGGAAATCAAATAACCTATGTAAATTCAGGTCTTTGGAATGAAGACATGACAATGAGAATTCCTTTTATTGAAAATGCCAGAAGAGCATACAAACAGCTTTCGTTGATTGAAGATGCAATTGTCATTTATAGAATGGTTCGTGCTCCTGAAAGATTAAAATTTAAAATTGATGTTGGAAACATGCCACCAGCTAAAGCTGAAGCTTATTTGCGTCAATTGATGCAGTCATACTGGAATAAAAAATCTTTTGATAGTAATAAAAATGGACCAGCAAATGTCTATGACCCACAATCGATGTTAGATTCTTATTGGTTTGCCAAACGTTCTGGTGAACAAGGGTCAGATGTTGAATTAATGCAAGGTGGTCAAAATCTTGGAGAACTTAAAGACTTGATGTATTTCGTAAATAAACTTTACAAAAGCCTTAAAGTTCCTCTTACTCGATTAAACCCAGAAGAAGGTTATAAAGATGGTGCAGAAATTTTAAGAGAAGAACTTCGCTTTGCGAAATTTATTGTTCGCTTACAAAGCCAATTTGCAGATGGTCTTAAAAATGCTTTTGTTACGCATTTAAAAATCAGAGGATGGTGGAAAGAATATAAATTACATGAAGCATATTTTAATTTAGAGTTTAATCCGCCATCAAGCTTTTTTGCTATTCGCAAAAATCAAGAATTTGAATTGAAGTATAAAAACTTCAATGATATGAGCCAAAACGAATCTATTTCAAAAACCTTTGCACAAAGACATTATCTTGGTTTTAATGATTCTAAAATTAGTGAAAACATGGAATGGTTAAGAAAAGATGCTTCTTTAAAATGGGAGTTAGAACAAATTGCTACAACTGGTCCAAATTGGAGAGAACATATCCAAGCAGCAGAAGAAGCAGCAACAGCAGGAACATCAGCCGAAGGTGGTGGAGGAACAAGCGCATCGGAAATACCAGAATTTGGTGCTGGTGGTTCAACAGAATCCGAGATACCAGAAACACCAGAAGCCGCACCAACTGAAACACCAGAGACTGCACCAACTGAAACGCCAGAAACTGCACCACCAGCAGCTTAATAATTCTCACATAAATCAGGATTAAAATCCATAAGTATTGGCATGACTTATGATATTAATCCACATATAACTGGAGATACTTGGGAAGGTATTCACAGTATTTCTTTTACAAGAAATAATTCTGCTTTAAATTTAACTGGTGCATATGCTGAAATGCACGTTCTTCGTTCTCTGGATAGTCCTGTTGTTTTGTCGTTAACAACAACAAATAGTGGAATTTTAATTACAAACCCATCAAATGGAACAATTTCAATTCAGCCAACAATAGTTAATATACCTATTGGTGATTATAAATGGCGAATTAAATTTATTCTTCAAAACCAGGAAGTTAAAACATATTTAATGGGCAATTGGCCAATTATATCCGATCTTCCTTCTAATGAGTGATTCTATTATAGTAAATGTTAATCCAGCATCGACAGATTTGGTTGTTATTAATTCTAATGAAGAAACAACAAACCAAATAATTCAAGTCGATGATGGATCTTCGTCTACTAGTATCAATATTCAGACGAATGCTCCAGAAAATGTCATAATATCAACTGATGATATTCTTATCGATGAAGATGTTAATATAAATCAAGGTGGAGATGTTTTCAGCGTCAATGGAAAAATTGGTCATGTTGTTTTAACTAAAAATGATTTTGGATTAAGTGCCGTTGATAATACTTCCGATTTAAATAAACCAGTATCTTATTTAACGCTTTCGGCTTTGGCATTAAAAGCTGATTGGTTGTACGTTTCTCAGATAACTGCTGTTCAAGATGCTTTTTATCTAAAAGTTGCGGATCAAGTCAGAGATTCTGCACCTGTTAATTTTTTAGTCACACAAGCATCGGGACAATGGAATGAGGCATATGAAAATCTTGTCACAACGTCTGCTTTTTATCTGGGTATTTCAGGAGCAAGTAAAATATCTTGGGATTCTGTTTATAGTACTACATTTACAAATTCTAGTTTTTGGACTCAAGCTTATACAAATTTAACAACAAATTCTGCGTTTTATTTTGAAGGAGGAAAATCAGATACAAAATTTTTAGCTCTTTCTGGAGGAAATTTAAAAGGAAAATTAACTATAACCGACAATATATCTACAAACTTTATTAATGACAATTCTTTACTAAAAGTTGATGGTTCGGTTACTTTTGGTGAAAATGTTAGTTCTTATGGTGAAAATAATTTTGCTGCTGGTTCAAATTTAATTTTAAATGGAGCAAATTCTTGGGGTATAAAATTAAGTCCAGAAAATAATATTCTTAACAAGACAAGTTTTAATGAATTTTTTGTAAGTGCATCGGGTGGTATATTTTTACAAGGAAATGTTGGTATTGGAATTGAAAATTTTTTAACAGACAAACTTTTAGTTCAAGGAAGTATTAGAACAACTGATATTTTTTCCGATAAAAACGGTAATTCAAATTTGTGGAATTCTGTTTATTCTTATATTAATCAAACGTCAGCAAATGAAGAAGATCAACAAGAAATTGTTTCTTTTATTTTATCAAATAGCTCAAACATTATTAATGTTAGTACTAAAGTAAACTCAAGTTCTGCTAATTGGGATTCTGCTTATAATAGTTGGAATTCTAATAGTAGTTTGGATTTAAATGTTAGAACCTTTGTTAATTCTACCAGTTCTAATGTTTTACAAGTCAATACTGTAGTTAATCAAACAAGTGCTAATTGGAACAGTGTATATTCTTATATAAATCAAGTAAGCTCAACAGAAGAAGATCAACAGGAAGTTGTATCTTTTGTTTTATCTAATAGTTCTAATATTTTAGAAGTTAACAGTAAAGTTAATTTGACATCAGCTAATTGGGATTCTGTGTATAGTAATTCTAATTTAAACAGTGGTAATGATTTAGAAGTCAGAACTTTTGTAAACTCA